TTGGTAGTGTTATTGTATAGCTTGTTGCCCCACTATGAGGTCCTGATTTAATTTCAGTATAATGTAAATTACTAGTTTCGCAATAAACTTTAATAGATGATGCAGTACCAGCATTCTTGATGTCTAGTGTATTACCATCATAAGTAAAGTTAGCTTCACCAGCTAATGCATTGGCCCCTGTTACAGTAGGTATCGTATTATTAGTTGAGCCTGTTAATGCAACACCAGAACCAAACGACAATACACCAGAACCATCAGTCTTTAGAAACTGATTGGCACTTCCGTCTGCTGTGGGTATAGTGAACTCTGGTGTTCCCGAGCCCCTTGCAATTTTGTCTACTTGTATTTTACTTGCCATATGACTATTTATCTCTTTATACTATTTATACGTTCCTATCTAGCATTGGATGTCTTAAATGGTGATTCTGCGAATGCTAGATACAAATAAGATTCACCACTGGTATTCCAGTTAGCATCAGTTGACCTAACCTTGAATCCGTTTGAAACAAAATCATAGGCATCAGCATCTGCTTCTGCGTTAGTTAAGTTAGGATAGAGTTTTTTCACTACAGTATTGTAAGTATCCCTTGCACTATCGAAAATAAACCATTGCCTAGCGGCAGTCGGTATATTTTTTACTAACAAAAATGCTGGTTTCATTCCCGTGTAGATAAAAGTTCCGTCTGCACTACCATTACCCGTGTACGACGATCCTACCTTGCTGTAGCCTTCTACTGAATGGAAACAGTAGGCTATAAAAGTAGTAGCAGCAATATTGACATCACCACCTGTTCCAACAGAGAATACTGATGCGGTTGGGCTTGTATCATTCCAAAATACCGAATTTGTTTGTTCGCCATTTGCCAAATTCAAACGCAGATTTTTTGTATTCCCCACAGGATCAGAATAAACGAGCCAATCATAACCAGCGGTGTTTCGCGCTTTCACTATGATTAATTCCGGAGCAGAACTCAAGCCATGTCCAATCGTAGCCGCACTACCTGATCCAGTGTAACTAACTATCGAAAAACCAGCCGTAGTGTTCGCACTAACTGATGACGTTATAGTTCCATCAGTATTGGATACAGCAGTGCCTCCTGCTTTCCAGTTCCATCCAACATAAGTATCGCCACTTGCGTTCTGCGTATCCGTACTAGATGGACTTGCCATCGTAAAGCCGCCTGAATCAAAGGAAGATACATTGAAATTCCCACTATCTATACCTTCTGCTGAAGTCAAATTAGTTACGATAGCCTTGTCATTACCTGAGCCAAGACCACGGACAGAATCTAGAACAATATTATCGTATGTTTGATTCCTTGTTTTAAACCAGAGTAGGTCGGTAGCAAAACCAGTTCCAGTTATGCTTCGTGGATAACTTGAGTCACCACTCCATAGAACAGTATTAAAATGCTTAGTAGGATCAGCGATAGCAGGGTCGGAGAGATTGTCCGTGTTTAACGCTACGAATCCTGTAGGTGGGGTGTAATAGAAGTCCTCGCCAGTACCGCCATTTCCTTGTGCTGTAACCGCGCCAGCGAATGAACTATCCTGACCATAATTAATCGTGCCAGAACCATCATTGCCGTCTTGAAAAATTGGCATCCATGTATCAGGGTTAGATGACGCAGTTGATTTTGGATTTGTGCCGTTTGCAGGGTCTTGGCTATCAAACCACGTTCCATTGTGGCTGAACCATATTTTTCCTGCATCAGCGTCTAAAGCAACTCCAGCAATAACATTAGTATCTAAAGTGGCTCCCATAGAGCCACCAGAAGCGGTCATGCCATTTCGGTATGCTGTATCGCTATACCAAAAAGACCCAGTAACATTCATTGCTCCAGAGCCGCTACCGTCTCTTGGCATATTTACGTCAACCCAACCAACGCCAGAGTTTCTAGTCGAAGGGCTTGTATCTCTATATTCGTAATACCATTTCCCAGACGAAACCGCAAAAGTAGAAAACAAGTTATATCCCGAAGCGCCTGGGCCTGCGCCATCACCAACTCGTAGATTACCTTCTGCTAAAACTCCAACAATATCCGAATCGCCGTTTAGCGGGTTAAATGTACAAAAGTTATTCGTGGGAGTGTCAATTACAACATCTGTAGCAACCAGATTGGTAGGAGTGAAATCGTTTTTATTCCCAGAACTATCTGCGCCTAGTCCACCATTAAAGTCTGAGTGGATCAGGAGTTTAGTGTTTGAGTCTGCGACAAATGCTGTGGTGGATGGAGTGAATGTTGTGGTGTATCTTGCTACGTCGGATATACGGATTTCATCCATGTAGCCATTAAGTTCACTGGCAGAACCTGCAATAGTACCTATGCCCAAGACAGAAGTTCCATCAGCGGCGCTCTTTCCTGTTACATCAGCAGTCCCATCAGCAACACCATCAATGAAAATCCGTAATGTATTACCATCTCGTACACCAGCGATATGATGCCAATTAGTATCTATTGTTCCTGTAGAATTCGCTGTATTAGAAGTTAAATCAGCCTCTCTTATAATAAATCGTACAGTATTATCATTATCAATATCCATAAAAAATGCACGAATAACACCTGACCCATTACTAAACCCGGTTAATACGTGTTGCGAATCAACAGCAGAACGCTTCACCCAAGCCTCTAAAGTAAAATCACTACTTCCAAAATTAAAATCAGATGAACTGGGAACACTTAAATAATCCCCAGTGCCATCGAACTTGATGGATGAGTCACCAACCTTGTATTGCGCTCTTGTGTTGGTTACATCACCGTTAGCGGTTATGGTGTGAGCAGAAGAACTACTATCAATAAAAGTATTTAGTTCCGTGGCTGAGTATTTCTGGTAGAACCCGTTGGTTCCGTAACTTCCTGTGTACTCTATGGGTTTCCATTGGTTAGTAGCGGCATCTGTTTCACCAAAGGATGATGGTGTTAGGGCTGTGCCGTCTATGAAGTGGACTTCTGCTAGGTAGCCGTCCCATTTGTGACTGCCATTTGCATTTCCAATTCTATGTTCGGTGGTTGTGTTGATAAAACCACAGTCAGCATTAAGGCTTGCTTGTGTTTCAGAAACACCTGTTAATCGCTCACCATTTACATATAGTTTTGCCCGATCTCCCGCTGTAGATTCGGTGCTGTTAAAACATACTACGATGTGATACCATGCCGAAGGGTCACGAAACCTAGCAGCATTAGAATTAATGTTGAAAACAGCAGAGCCAGAAAGGTAAGAAAAGGCTCTGAGTTGGGTTCCGTCAAATTCGATTCCATCGTTGTTATTTGAGATGTCCGTTCCAGACCAAAACAAAAACCCTCGCTGATCTGGCGCACCTCTTTTTACCCAACCACTCCATGTCCAAGTTTTTCTATTACCCGCACTGCTTGGTGTCCTACTCAGATAAGCAGAATCACCATCTTCAAACCGCAACGACTGGTCAATATCGTAACCACCGGCAGCCGAAGCCCCGATGATTGCGTTTTCTGATAAGACGCCCATAGGAGTTAGTCTCCTATGACAGGTTCAATGTGGCGACTGCTTGAATACTGGTTGCTGAGCGGACAACATAATCTATTCTGTCCACTGCTGCCGCTGTTGTGGTGAGTGTTGGTGCTGTGCCTCCGGCCCAATCAAAGTTAGTTCCCCATGATCCTGTGCGACTTCCTGTACCATCTTGTGTAAGGAAGATTGAACCACTTTGTCCAGCAACAACATTTGTGGGATTGGCAAACGTAATATTGTGTGCCATTGTACAACTGTAATTATTAGAGTTAGCTAAATCTATAGTGACTGTTGCTGCAGATGTAAGAGCAGTAACTTCACCTCTCTGACCTGCTGTGAATGTCTGTGCAGTACCAAGAACAGCATTACCTACAGAAGCTGCTTTAGTATCTATTTGAGTCTGAGCATTACTTGATAGTGTATTGATATACTGTAGTTCAGCATTTGTTACTGTACCATCAGCAAGTTTTACAGCATCAACACCAGTAGCAATATTAGCATTAGGCCATGCACCACTGGCGGGAATAGCCATTGCTGTACCACCTGTGCGTTTTTCTATATTGTCTGTATATACTTTGCTCATTTATATTCTTTCTCTTTATACTATTTATTCTATGGTTTAGTCGGCCATACTACATCTTCTGAGTCTGCTGTACTTGCTGGAAGATCACGCAATGCTTGACGGTATGTAGTCATATCAGCTGACATTGTGACATCGGTTAGAGCGTAGAAGTCTGTTTCAGCGAGGAGTGTATTTCGGTGTGTACGAACCTCCGCCCAATCACCTTTCCATAGTGCTTCCTGTAGTAGCTCCACCGTAGGCAATGGTTCATCTCTATTCCAAGTTAAAACTCCTGTTTCTTTACCGCAAAATGAAACTTCCCAGCCAGTAGACTCACCTACAAAATAAAATAGCGCAGTTCCTAATCGTTTGCCTAATGCGTCATACATATCAATAACGCCTTAGAACTGTCCATTTTGCATAACAACCTTTGTTATAACCGCTTGCACTTCCGCCAGCATTGTAAGTAGCAGTACTATGGTTGTTATACATATAGAATTCTAAATCGTCACCCGCAAGAAAATCCCATGTAAAACTTGGCTGATTTGGTTGAACAGGGGTATTAATATCTCCCTGCGGGAAGCAAATTATCTCCGTTGAGGCGCGACTGTTATATAGTCTTTGTATTTTAGGTTCAATATGTTGTATACCTGTATTCTGAGTGGTGGTTAGAGCCTGTACAAGAATATTGCAATCAAATGGGATGTTAACCCAAAAATTCGTTGTGTCAAACCAACCTCCTATATCTGAATACACAGTATATTCGCCAGTTGAAAACATAAGTTCTGTCGCGACCCCTGCCACAGGCTCTGTAGTATTTCTATATATAAGACCAGAAGCAGATAAATGTTCATTACCAGTTCTAAAAATAGTAGTAGTGTCTGAGACAAACTCGCAATGATCGCCAATCTTATACAAAGTGTATTGTTCCACAGCCGAACTATTTTTAATGGCTATAGTATTCCCAGCACCATGCGCCGCTGTTGAAATAACATGAATGGCACAAGTACCAAACGCGGAAGCGGCAGGCAATGTGATTACCGTTTCCGTGGCAGTTCCAGCAGATACATTAACTAAAACAATAAGACTTGACTTACCCGTGAAGTCAGCAGCCAGAATAGTATAAGCAGCGGTCTTGGATAAAACTCCTTGAGCGCCTGTCGTGATTGCCACACCACCGATGGTTAAGTTACCAGCATCTGTAATCGCCATAGTCTTTCCAGTAGGCACTGTAATAGTGCTACCAGAACTAGTGATTGTGTCTAATAATAGTGTTGCTGCCATTTTTTTTTCCTCAGATCATTGTTAGTTCGCCGCTGATAGTCCATGTAAATCCATCAGCGATAGTAATTGGACCAGCAACAAAGGCTGCTTTAGTAGTCTCTACTGTTGTTGTTAAATTAGATGATATAGTGTTGTAGTTGTAGAAGTAATCACCCTCTGTTGTGATGATACCACCACTTTCTCCAAAACTTAATTGCCCAGAACCATCCGTCTGCATTGCTTGTCCAGCAGTACCATCAGCAGCCGGCAGTGTAAACTCTGCGGCACCTGTACTGGTTTTCATTAATTTATCTACACTTAATGTACCCATATTATACCACCGTCCAATTACCTAATACTGTAACTACATAGGTATCTGCAATTGTTATTGGCCCAGCTGACTGAGCATTTACTGTTGATGCCACACTAAGGTTCTCACTAATTGTCTGTGCATTAGTTCTCATTATAGCATTTAATCCTAGTGTCTGGTCTTGTATAGGTGATGGGTCTGCTTTCAGCCCAAGATAAACAATCTCCAATGTGTTCGTACCGGAAGGTGGAGGATTGCCTGCACCAAAATCTATTGTTGTACCAGTTACTGCATAAGCACCAACCGACTGTTTTACACCAGAAATAGATACAATAATACTCGCTGGAGTTTGTACACTATTCGTTAGTGTAAATGAAACATCTGTTCCATTTGGTGATAACAGTTGTGACGGGTAATCACTAAATCTTGGTTGTTCGCCTATATATGACATTTATATTCTTTCTCTCTTTGTATTATTTATTACAATTGGACTATTCTTCGTCCCAAGATGTAGTACCTTCATTCCATATATATTTCTTACCATCATCAGGCATCGCTGTAGGTGGTTGCCAATCATGGTTTCCATCAAGAGTCCAAGAAGCATATGGTTTGGGTGTTACAAATACTTCATTAGTTTTGTCCCATGTAAATCCAGTTCCAGCGAACTGTTTACGGAAGTTATTGTTATAACTAGTTTGTATCCAATTGAATGAATCTCCTACTAAACCTGAGTTGATGAAATCTTGTTCAGCAACAATAACTCGTTGAACTATTCCATTACTATTTATTTCTGCAAAATGACTCATATTGTCCACCTAATAATCACGATACCGGAACCACCGATACCACCAGTACCAGACCCTGTACCTGATGAACCACCACCAGAACCTGTATTAACTAATCCCGCAATACCAGTAGCGACGTTGTAAGCGACACTTGGAGCGCCGCCACCTGCCGCCGTTACTGCGGGTGTTCTACCCGATGTTTGAGTACCACCAGCACCACCACCTGCGATGTAGAGAGTTCCTGAAGAACCGCCAACTGTAGCCACGTTAGATGAGTCTGTTCCCGCAAGCGCCGCTAATAAAAAAGCAGTTGTTTCGGTAGCAGAAGAATTAACAAACGTACTGACTCCTATACCACCGCTCCCGATAGTTCCCGTTGTACCTGCTGTACCTGCGGCTCCAGCGCCACCACCACCACCGCCTTCTGTTGCGGAGTTTGTTGATCCAGATGCACTATTAGCAAAAGCAGTGCCACCAGAGGCTCCTTGCGTAGCGGAGCCACCTACAAAGTTTCGTGAACCACCACCACCCGAACCACCATTAGCACCATTTATACCCGCACCACCGCCGCCACCTCCACCTACGGCCGTTGCGGTTGAAAAACTAGAAGTTCCACCAGTTCCGCCAGGGTTAGGTCCACCAGCTGCACCGGCTACTCCACCGGCACCAATAGTCACAGTATGATTTCCGACGGCAATAGAAGAACTAGCTGTCCAAACAACACCACCAGCACCTCCACCACCACCATTATCATAACCGCCGCCACCGCCACCAGCAATTGTAAGAAAATCAATAGTACCGATAGACCCGATTACACCAAATGTTCCTGATGCAGTAAAAGCACGAACTCCGTAATCTACAGAGTTATGTGTATATGTTGTGTATGTACCACCAGTATATGTAGTCAGACCACCCATAAACGACCAAGTAGCACCTGACCATACCTTCATTGCATCGTTGGTAGAGTCATACCAAGTATCTCCTGTAACTGGCGCTGGAGAGGTTGGTGCTGTTGCCGCTTTCGTATACTTTCCGACATTAGCTAATTTACTTTGTGCAATTGCAGCAGAAGTATTAATCTGTGCATTAACAATTGAATCAGTTGCAGGATCTGCTGACTGCCAAGCATTATCCCCTCTTAAAAAAGTAGTTGCAGATGCTGTTCCTGTTGCAGATAATTCAGCAACCCCAATGGCATCATCTGCCATATCAGCGGTCTTTATTTGAGCGTCTGTTATATCGTCACTTCTTATAGTTGTTCTTGGCATTTATAAAACCTCTTATTACGCTGCGGGTTTCGTTGGCCACGTTGCTGCATCTACATGAGCTTTGGTAGTTTTACCGGAAGGTAGATCACGCAAGGCTTGACGGTATGTTGTCATATCAGCTGACATTGTTAGGTCCGATACACCATACCAATCTGTCGCAGCTAATCGGCGGTCACGATCTTCTCGCATCCCAGCAAGTGCTCTGCCGTTTTCACCAGCGGCCCATGCGGCTTCTTCGGCATCTCTAGCAGTTTCTTCTGCTGATGTAAGTTGGACGGATACACCATCCACCATTTTAAATCTAGGCATTATTCATTACTCCATTTAATTTTAAACTATTTATTATTGTTAATGTCATATTAAGACTCCGAAAGACCGTATAGGGTTACTCTGGCAACATTAGAGGCTGATCCAAGGTTTCCGCTACTAGTAGAGAATCTAAACGACACATGAGATTCAGAATCTTCCCCATAAAACATGAATTGACCCATGCGGTGATTTGTTGCTTGCCTATACCACCTCGATATTCCATAATATGTTGTCCTGATTGAGGAATCTTGCGGAGAGGAAAAATAACAATGACCAGATACAGGAATATGTGTACTATTGGTATCACTCAAATCGCAATATGTCGCACTACCAGATGCCCTATAAGTTGTGCTACTGGTCGCGGCAATAATAGTTTCCCAAATAACAAACCCACCATTCTCAAGTGATGATAAATCAGAATTCCCAACCGATAACCTCAATTCCTGATTTGCTGTGTCAAGGTAGATATTCTCAAACGTCATAAAATAGACTGAATACGTTGATGTAAAAACATCAGTGAAGTCCCATGTAGATACTGCGGCGTTGTTTGTGGTGGTAGAAATAAAATTCAAACCGGCGGCTGGAAACCCTGTCTTGGTTGCACTGGTTACATCAATTGTCGCACCTGATGCTACTGCAAGAGTAGCCCCAGCAGGAACAGTAAAAGTATCCCCACTATCTCCAAGAGTTAGTGCGGTCCCTGTAGACGGTGATATTTTATTTGTTTTGACTTCAGACATAATTCTTTCTCTATACTATTTATACTGTTTTATTTCG